AAGGATCGAACATCCAGGTCATCGAGTTGTGGCCTCAGCCGCCGCGCACCAGCGGCCAGACGACCACCACGGGTACCAATTCGGCGACGGCGACCACCATCAACGTCACCTCAACCGCTGGATTCGTTCTGCCATTTGGGCTGGCGATGGTGGGCAGCGAGATTGTCAACTATCAGTCGTTCACGGCGACCACGCTCACTGGATGCACGCGGGGGTTGGGTGGAACCGTTGCAGCCTCTACAAGCGCTGGTGCAGCGGTTACGGAACTGAACATCCGCATTGCCGGGCGCAGGATGCCACCTTCCTACTCGGTGGGGGACGCGGCGCTCACGCTGGCGATCCCGATGGAGTGGGAATCCCTGCTGACAGACTGGATGCTGGCCCGGTTCCGGGAGTCGGAAGGGATGAGGCAGGAAGCCGCCAGCCTCAAGCGTGAATTTGTGCAGGCGTGCGCCACTCTGGGCAACCAAGATCAGGTACTAGTGGGACCGCAGCAGCTTGGCTCTGGCGTAGGGGGCCGGGAGACCTTTTACGGGTCGGTGTCTGGAGGCATCATCGTACCCTAATGGCTATCAAGGTCATTACGCAGAACAAATTCCTGCGTGGCTTGAACGCGGCATCGTCCGCCTTCGCCCAGCCTGCGGGGATCGTCAAGCGCCTATCGAACATGGTTTTCACCCGGCGAGGGGCGCTGCGGACGTGCGATGGAAGCTCCATGGTTTCGTCTCTCAATGGCGGAGGAGCCGCCACAGCCGGAATTTCCTGGGCCATTGGCAACCTTCCGGCGGCAGCCGGATCGCTCGGCTATCCACAGCCGTTGCCATCGTTTGTGATGCTCCAGAACGATCCAAACTACCCCTTGGCCTCGCCCACTGGGGTTTCAGTATCCGATGGAGGCACCGGGGGAAACCTGAGCGCCGGTACGTACCTATGGGTGGTGACGGCGCTTGACGTAAACGGCGAGACCCTGGCAAGCGCTTCGGCGACACTGGCGCTTGGAGCTTCCGGCCACAAGGCGACGGTCTCGTGGACGGCTGTCACCAACGCTGCCGCCTACAACGTGTACCGCACCGTAGCCAACGGGTCGGCTGGCACCGAACTCTTGTCGGGGCAGTCCGCGTCCAGCCCCTATACCGACAATGTTGCAGACGGCTCCCTCACCGTCTCGCCCCCGTCCTCGAATACAACCCAACAGATGCTCCTGCTTACCATCAACAGCAGCAGCTACACAAAGCCCGGCTCCATCGCCGCGTACCTCCCCTCGACCTTGGCAACGCCGGCGCGGATGTCAGCGCAGGCCATCGGTGGCTACGGCGGCCCTGCTTCTGTTTCCGCCACCATCAACCCGTCGGGTGGACTGGTTGGCATCTCGGACCAAATTCCTCAGATCGTCCCATTCGTCGGCGATGTCATCATCGCGCTGTCGAACGGGGTCGCCCCGCGCCAGTACGACGGCACCACCTGCCAAGCTCTGGTGAACAACTTCTCGGCCTCCTGGCCCGCGTGGGCGGCCACCACGGCATTTGCCTTGGGCAGCGTCATTGCGGTCTCAGTGAGCGGCACCCCCTACACCTTCACCGCTTCGCAGGGGGGAACGACCGGAGGGAGTGCGCCGACTTGGAGCGCCACCCTTGGCGCTCAGATTCCAGATGGGTCCGTGATCTGGCAGAATACCGGGGTGGCGGCGGCGACCGCGCCCCGAGCGGCGGCCCATGCGCTTGTCTACGCTGGCTCCCTCTGGCTATGGAATACCTGGCCCACCAACACCAGCGACGGGCTTGACGGTCCAAGCTGCCTGAAGATGTCCAACGCCAACGACCCCAATTCCTGGAACCCGCTCAACACCGCGTTCGTGAACAAGTCTGACGGAACGCAGGGGATGGGAATGGCCACCTTCACGGTGGCGGAGGCCGGGATCGCGCCGCAGGGGACGCTGGTTCTGTTCAAGGACTTTTCCACCTATGAGGTGTCCGGGGTGTTTGGCGCGTCCAATTTTTCGATTCAGCAGGCGCAAACGGACATGGGATGCGTTGCTCCCCGCACCATCCTGTTCGTTCCCGGATTCGGCATCATGCGCCTCACCCACTTGGGAGTAGCGGTCTACGATGGAGTGCGGGACAGGATCATCAGCGAGGAGATCAGGCCGTACCTGTTTCCCGATCCAGACTCTTCTGACGTCGTGTCGCTCGACTGGAACTATGCCCACTTGAGCCAGTCCTTCCAGGTGGCCAACCCGCCGATGTACTGCATGGCATTTCCCCTCAACCAGTCTCCCTACGGGTCGCTGACGCGAATTGCCTGCTATGACCTCGTGCTCAAGGTCTGGACCATCATTGATCTTCCCCAGAACCAAACCGGGGCGTTCTCAGTCTCGACTGGAACGCAGGTGAGGGCGGAGGGAACCATCCCAATTACAGCGGTGTGCGGCGGGTCTGACGGAACGATCAGGACGCTGTTTGGGGGGGCGGCGAAGTGGGGGCAGATTGCCAACTCGGTAAGCTATTCGTTCCAGACGCCGGAGGTTTTCGCTGACGGCGGGGCCACCCGCCTCTACTTCCGCCGCCTGAAGATCAGGGGAACCTACCTCGACACCCCTTCCCTCACCGTGACGCCGTACTACCAGGGCCTGGCGGCTTCCGCCTCCAATGCTGGCCTGTTCAGCGGATCGTCGCAGGGATTCGGCGCGCAGGCGTTTGAGATCATCGCCCCATTGGCCACGGTGGCGATGAACGCGTCGGCGGTTATTGCTGGCACAGGACGTATCCAGATCGAGGCGGTAGACTGGGAAGTTGAGCCGAAGCAGAGCGGGATGGGTTCGCCGACCATCGTTTCGGCCCCCGCCAGCGTATAGGAGGACCATGAGGAAAAAGAAAACACCAGCGCGCGCAACCAATTCAGCCCGCGAAATCGAATGTCAACCCAAGGGCGGAGGGGCTCCGGCAAGCGCCAGCGCCGTCTCCGGTTCCAACCCGCGCGCCGATTGGGGACGCGCATCGAAGCGCCGCAGGAGCGGCAGGAGATAGCCAACATGCACAAGCACAAGGAAAAGAAGCCGAAACTGGGCACGGGAAAGCGTTTTTCCGGGCTCGCGGAGTCAATCGAAAAGCGCGAGGGCTACAGCCCGGCGCGAGCCGAGGCAGCGGCGGCGAGCATCGGCATGAAGAAGTACGGCAAAAAGCGCATGGCCAAGCTCGCGGCGAAGGGACGCAAGCGGGCCGGTCGCCGCAAGTAGCCATGAACTACGCCATCCGCCACTACCGGACGGGAGACCGGCTCGCACCCGCGCTTGCTGAAGAAGTCGGCGAGTTGCGCTTGTCGGCGGAATCCTGCTGGATAGCCGAGGTGGATGGCGTAGCCGTGGGCTACCTGCTGGCAGCAGTGGCCCATGACATCGCCTGGATGCTGCGGCTGAGGGTAGACAGCGGGGCCGATCCGATGCTGGCCTTGGCGCTGATTCGGGCGGCGCTGGTTGAGTTTGAGGCGTTGGGGCTGCGAGGCTTCACCGTGTTCCTGTCCGAGGCGGAGGCGGAGCAGAAGATGCGGGCGATGATGGCACAGGCCGGGGCGGTGGAGACGCCATTTTCCGGCGTCTGGAGCACGCTGAAGTTCAAGGGGGCAAGCGTGGAGGCGAGCTCGCCTCCGGTTTCCGTGGTGGTCCGCAAGCCGGAAGAGCGGGCTATCCCGAGGCCGCGATTCATCCTCCAGGAGGGGTCGCATGCCTGAGATCATCCCGGCAATCATGGGGGTTCTCGGCACGGCAGGGACCGCCATTGGCAGCGCGGCCGGGGCTATTGGGACCGGGGGGCTACTGGACATCGCTGCGATGGTTCCGGCGGCCATCCAGGGAGTTGGGGCGCTCACGAGCGGCTCTCCGTCTCCGGTAGCCGCCCCCGCCACGGCGGCGGCCACGCCAGCGGAATCCATGACTCCCGGCCAGCGGGCGTTGACGCTGGGATCGCAGAACGCGCAGGCGCTCACGGGAGGGTCGCTGTCCCCGGACGCCGACATGCTCTATGCCTCCATTCTGGCGGGCCAACCTCTGCCAAACTGGGGAACGCCGGGCGCGGCTTCAACGCCGGGGGGAACGGGGGTTAACACCCCGTCCATTGGAGCGGGGGCATCGTCGTTCGACGTGAGCAGACTGTTGGGACGTGGAGCGACGCCGAGTCAGGCGCAAGTTGCGGGAGGATCATAGCATGGACCAGATTGGAAGCATTCTCGGATCAATCGGATCGGCTGCCGGAAGCGCGGGGGGTAGCATCCTGAGCGCCGTCAAGGCCAACCCGCTCAAGGCTCTGGCCGGGACGCTGGCTGGCGTCGGTACGCTGTCCAACTACAACCAGCAACAGCAGCAGGACTCGCTGCGGAACAAGATTCTTGGCCAGACCCCGGCATCGGTGGCGAGCGGCATCTCCGCCCTGGAACAGCCGCTCAACGCCGGGCTCGTGTCCAACGTGGAGAACCAAGCGCAGGGCTATCTTGGCGAGCGCGGCCTGAACGAGAGCCCGGCCATCACGGCGGAGGTGGTGAGCCAAGCTCTGGCCCCCTACTACCAGCAAAGCCAGCAGTTGGCGAGCAACCAGTACAACAACATGATCGGATCGCAGGAGTATGGCGGCCTCTGGCCTACTCCCAACAACACCGCCGGTCTGTGGCAGACACTTTTCACTCCCGGAGCGACGGGGGCCAATCCCAAAAACACCGGCACTCCGCCCAGCACCGCCACGTCCACCACTTGGCCGACGCAAACGCCGGGCATCGTTGATCCCGGATGGCTCAACACCGTCCTTGGAGGTATTGGCTGATGGCCATTCTTGAGGCGCTGGGACAGATGGGAAGCCAGTTGGCGCAGGGCAGGCTTGCGGCGCAGAAGGCGCAGTCCGCCCAGCAGCAGCAGAACTTTCTGAACCAGCAGCGAATGCAGCAGTTGGCCCTGCAAGCCCGCCAAGTCGGGCAGACCGACGTGGCCCAGCGGTTGGAGCAGGCTCGCTTTGACGCGCAGCAGGCGGAGCTTGAGG